TTCGATCACGCAGTTGCTGTTTGCGTGCTTGGCAAAATTGCTGTTTGACTTCTGCTGATTTGGCATAACGCGAGTCGATGGTGACCGTTGTCGCCACAACAGTGGTTAGCAATGCCAGCAGACCACCGAGCAGCGACAAGCGGCTGTCCATTTATCTGCCCTGACCGCGTAAGGGCTTCTTACCGCGCCGACGTGGGCGCGAATGCTGTCCGAAACCTTGGGATGTGGTCTTGGGGCGACCGGCTTTGTGCTCTAACCGCCCCAGTGCCGTCTTCGACTTGACCGCCATTAAGGTGCCTCAGGTTCCTCCGCTGGAAGCGGTTCGTTGCCTTCTGCTAGCCAGGCAAGGTATTCCTGGTAATCGGTGTTGGCGGGGTCGAAGGGGATGTTTGCTTGATCGGGCAGCCGCAAAATGGTCGTGGTCGACTCAGTGACACCATCAAGTCCAACAATCTTTTGATAATTCCAATTAGTCATAGTTCAGCATCTCCAACTGCGTGCCAGTATAGACTGCCTGTAAAGCCAGCAGAGGTGGCATACATCAAGCCAGCATATTCACTTGTAAAAGTTTGAGACATTGTGACTTGATTAGTTGCTCCGCTAGCTTCGTATGCTGCATAACCAGCAGTTCCTGTTTCTGGATTGTAAAAAGTAAATGTAGGCGCAGCTCGCATTTGAACCTTAAAAGGATGCGTAAGCCTTACACTGTTACCGGTAAAGGGAACGGTAATCATAAACGCACCTGGCTGACTGATAGACCCTGGAACCGTATTGTCTAAGTAAGTTTTCCAGTAATACCTCTGACACAGACTTAGCTCCTGCCCGTAGCTCCGGTGTTCAAACGGTGTGGCAACGGATCCGACTTCTAGTTGGACGCCGGTAATATAAGCGTCTTTACTTATTCCAGAAATCTCAAGTCCTGCCAAAATGTTTGTCCCAGCAACAGTGGGGACAGTAAATTGATGTTCGTAGCGAGTCCAAGTGGTCGTCCACGTCGCATTTGCGTTGGAAGAAGTGAACGCTACTTGGTTGGTGCTATCAAACTTGCCGTCTCTAAAGTTTATGCTTGTTGCAATTCCTTCTGTACCAGAATCAACCTTTGCGTAATAACTAAGAGTAACCGTGGTTCCAGCAACAAGCTGTCCCTGTTCACCTGTTGCTGGCAGCTCAATAGGCTGACCCATTGACATATCTGAAGCGCTATGAGTTAGCTTCGTTGAATAGGTAAAGCCAGCTGGTGCGTCGGTACTCCTGGCAGCAGAGCTAGCGCTTGCCATCCAAAAACGATCAGCACCATAATTACCAGAAGTTGTTTGAGACGTGCCTCTTTGCCACACCTGCATCGCACCGTTAATGATTATGTTGCGGTTGCTAAGCGGTCCAGCAGACGGATAACTAATCCCACTCGCCGTAAGATTCCCTGCAACCGTGACATTTTGGCTGGAATCAATCGTGACCGCCGCAGTAGGCGTTGCGCCGTCGCTGCCGTCGTTGGTGCTGATTATCAGCTTGCCCGCTTCATCGTCAGCAGTGCCGTCGTGGCTGACTTCGATCTGAGCCAGCGTTGAAATCTCGCCGCCAGATTGCTCACCCTCAAAAATCAGGCGTGACTCACGCCCACCGTCGGTGTCCTCCTCAGTGTTGTTCTTGAAGGTGACATACGGCGCGGCGTTGTCAATCTCAATCAGCGTGCCAGGCGCATTCGTACCAATGCCGATGCTGTCAGCGCTTGCATCGACCACCACCAAATTGGTATTTGCATCGCCCTCAACCCTAAAGTTGTAATCTGCGCCGCCATCGTTAAACACCACTTCAGTGGTGCCAAATTCCACCCGCTCAGTGCCGTTCGTAGCAATGCCAAGTTGATTGGCAGCAGCACGAAACAATCCAGTATCAAGGTCAGATGCAAAGGCGAGACCCGGCGACCCAGCCGTGCCATCCTCCATTAGCAACGTGCCATCCAGTTCCTGAATGACAATCCATGCATCGTTCGCAGCGTTGCGCAGCTTTAGCTGACCGTTGGTTGTATCCGCCCACCACTGAAATGCAAACGTCGTTGCTGGTTCACTTGCGCCGCTGTTGTTGCTAACGATTGCCGAAAGGGCATTGTTCAGGTCGGCACGAAAGCTGCTACCCGTCTGGTTAGCGATGTTGTAATCGTGCTGTGCCATTAGGTGATCTCCCTTCCGTAGCCGATGGCGGTGTAGGTGAAGTCTCGGCTGACCGGGTTGCCAGCACTGTTCTTAAAGGTTACCTCGAACCCTGTGCGTGTGACATTTTGCACCTCGTAGAAGTCACCCGTAGCCATATCAAATCCCGTAATGCCCATGCTTGGTGCCTGATAAAACGCATCGGTGAACGTCACGCTGTTCACGCCAGCCGTGCTGGTCAAAGTCGTGCTCGCCTCGGTGCGCTGGTCCAGCTCTAACGTCGCGCCAAGCTCGTCGATGATGATGTTCTGCGCCTCATTGGTGCTGGTGGCAATCGTCTTGAACTGGAAGCCGCGACCACGGGTGATGGCATTGGCGAACACACGCCACTCGCTCCAAGTCGGCGTGCCACTTGGGTCATCCTCGGTTGTACGGACAAAGAGCGCCGCGTCCACATCGTCCAGCAGGTCGCCGTCAATGCTGGTCCAAGTGTCAATGAGCGCGGTGTTGTCATCCCAGAGATCGCCTGGCAGGTACGGGCGAGCCACGAAATGACGGCGCAGCACCATGTCAAACACGCCCCCCAGATTCAGCGTGCTGCCAAATTCATATTCGCCGCTGCCCTCTGAGCCGCCAACAGCGTCGATACTCTCCAAGCCATCCCACAAGTCACCGCCGGTTGCCATGTCATCTACAGGCGTGCCGGTGTTCAAGATCAAGCCGTCCAGCTCTTCGCTGTAGAGCATGTCGATGTAGTTGCCTTGGAACGGCGGCGATTCCTGATCCTCTCGGTAGCTCTGCACCAGCAAGCGCGGCAAAGGCGTGGGCAGGTCAACAACAGCAGTTGCGGCAGTGGTTGAACGGTGCCCGGTGTCATCCTCAAACTTGATTAGGTAGGTGCCTTCCAGCAATGGCACCTGTTTCTGGGTTTGGCTGCCAGCTGCTGCAGCGACGATGCTGATGCTTTCCTCCCATGCTGCAGAAACCAAGGCATTGTTATGGCGGATCAGCACCTTGCCGCCCAGCAGCACATCCAGATCGGTGGCACGGGTCCAGCTCAGGATTGCGGTTGTCGCTGAGTTGGGAATGATGCTTAGACCAGAGGGATTACCAGGGTTGGCGGTTTTGCCCTCTGCGTCATAGGTCAGCTCGGCATAAGTTGCCGATGGCTGCAGAATTGCATTCAGGCTGTAGACCCGGATGGTGTAGGTATCAGCGGTGTTGTCCAGAATTTCGTAGTCAGCACGCTGAATAACCTGGCTGTTCCAGTTGTCGTTGCCGCGTCGCCACTCAACCCGGTAGTTGTTGACGCCCAGGACGGACTTCCAAGAAACAATGATTTTGGATGCAGCGCGCTGATTCAGTTCGTACAGCGTTTCGCTAGCGGTTAGATCCGTTGGCGTATCTGGACGTGAGTTAATCGCCGTAATGTCCCGCGTTTGCAACGGACGGTCCCGCTCTACATAGTCGTACTTGCTGGAGTTGTACGCCAAGGCGCTGACGGTGTACTGGATGCCGTCGTTTTCCTGTACGGACAGAACGCGCCAAGTGGACGTTTGCACGCTGTCGTTTTGCAGGATCCAAACGCTGTTGGCATTAGGTGCTGCGCTAAACGCGGAAGAAACGGAAATGACAGCGCCACTAATTCCGCTGACTGCCTTGGTTTCAACCGTTCCATCAGGCAGAACCACGCTCAGCGTTGGATTGCTGGTGGTCACCAGATCCGTTGCTGCCGTATCGTCCACCGTCACGGTGGTAGTAGTTGCCGCGTTGATGCGACCGCCACGGCGAACGCCAGCCTTAACCGGATCCGCAATCTCGATCACCTGACCAGGGCGCACCAGCACACCGGCATCAACCGACGTGGTGAAGGTGACAACCTCGGTCTCCTGCTGTTCCGAGTAGAGCATCCACTCACCCAGACGGGCAGCTTGACCGCGACTGGTGCAGGCAAAAGCCTTGACCGTGGCAGTAACCACGCCGTACTTGCTGATGCCGTCTCGATCTTCAACAACTTCATACGCCAGCTCTTGCGATTCCAGATCGAAGTAACTGACAACCGCAACGGTGTGGCGGGTTTTCAGGCTGCTGCCGGTGTAGGTAAAACCCTCCTCGGTGACATTCGCCAGCGTGAAGAGATAGCTGGTATCGGTCGGCTTGTCTTGGCTGACCGTCAGCGTGCCAGTTGCCCAGTAGGGCATGACGCGCATGACCGAGCAAAGCTCATTGATCAGCGTGTACGCCTCATCTTGGTTTTGGATGATGCAGTTACAGCTAAAGCGCGGCTCTTGACCGCCAAAGCCATCGGGCACCAGAGCTGATGCGTACTGGCTGGCAGAGAAAAATGCGAACTTATCAAGCTGGCTGGCAACGATGTGATCACCAAAGCCGTAGCGGGTGCTGGTCAGCAAGTCCCACAGAATCCAAGCTGGATCTGAGGTCCAAACTGCAGCGCCAAACGTTCCATCCCAAACGCCGCTGTAGGTGATCCTGCCAGTGGTTGAATCGACGGTGCCGTTGCTTGGGATGGCAACCTTGATACCGCGAATCCGATAGGTGCGGTTTGGAATGCTGTTGAACTGCTCAGCATCCAATTTCATGCCCATCAAGGCAGAGTTTGGATAGCTCAGCTTTTCGTAGATAATTTCGGTGTATCCACTCCAATAAAAGTCGTTAAATAGCTGACCAGATGTGCTGTCGGCTGTATCCCGGACAACGCGAATATCGACAGGAAACGCGCCAGTCAGATTGACGATGTAGTCCTTTTGGTAAGCATCAGCAGTTCGCCCCTCAATCGTGTCTGAAATAACGTCTGAGAATCCACCGCCGTTGTATTGCGCCTGAATCCTTAGATCAACCTTGGTGCCAAGAACGTCGCCAGCAGGTGTAAAGGCTTCAAGGCGAGGAACCGTCAGCGTCACTCTGACAGCATCAACCTCGGTGTTGGTGATGGTGCGGGTAACAGCTTGGGTTGAGGTGGTCTCGTTGATATAGGACCAGCTGACGCTGACTGATGCGGTGCGCTCTCTGTAATCGCCGCCAGTGCCGGTGGAGCTGACTACGGAGACGATACGAAAAACCTCGTCAGTACTTAAGCCGGTCAGGCTGATTTCAAATGTCCCAGTGGCACCGCCACCGCTGCCTGACCCACGCAGAGTATTGGTTGAGTCATAGATCAGAATCTGCTGGCTTAAGCTGCCGCCGGTATCACCAGACCAGGAATAAACAACGCTAAAAGTAAGATTCAGCGCATCAGTAATCCCGGTTTTAATTGTAACCGTGCGACCGTCATTTTCCCGCTGTTGCGTGTGGGTGTAGTTGACGAAATCATTGTCACCATTGCGGACGATGTAGCCAACACCTACCGTCTGCTCGTTTTCAATCGCCAGGTTGATTGCATCCTGCGATTGCGTGCCGTACCTGGGCGATAGGGTGACGTTAGTAAAGTTGTAATCAGCAGTGCCAAGGTTTGTCGGATCGGCACCTTTGCGAACGACAGAAACGCCGTTCATATAAATATCCTGCAGCGCCGCGTTGTTGTAATTTTCAGTTCCTTTTGTGTAAGCAGCTGCAGAGGGGAATCCTTCAATCTCGCCTTCGCTCAGCAGATCAATAAACGTCGCATACTGCTTGCTGGCAAGGTTGTCCTTGGTTGTGGTCGGCGTCCGGTTAGATCCGGTGTTGGCGCGAACAACAACCGTATTGTTGACCTGAACGGTGGGACCGCCACCACCAGCGCCACGGATGATCTCAGTCATACCTCTACCTGTACGGTGTCGATGCCAGCGGAAATCACAACTGATCCCACAACCATTTCGCCATAAACCAGCGGAACTGGCACGCCTTGCCTGCTTGTATTTTGCACGCCGCTAAAGCTGTAGGACGCTTGCGGATCAAGCTCAGTGCCTTCAGTGCTAGCAGTTGTGCCGCCGCTAAATGTTGGCGACATGCCGATTGGCGTCAGGCTTGGCGCAGGAGTCAGCATCTGAGCGACACCGCCCAGAACCAAAGATGCGCCGATTGCAACGCCAGCAGTTGCCACGGTGCCAATGCCAGCCAAGCCGCCCAAGGTCACACCAGCGGACGCGATTGCCCCAATGCCAAAGCTGAGAGCAGCTATTGCAATGCCAGCAATAATTTTGCCGGTTGCGCCACCCGCACCACCAATGACCGGAATGATCTTGATCGTCTGCATACCGGCTGGATCGTGCAGCTCATTTAATGCCAGGTCATAGCCGCCAACGCTTACCTTGTAGTGCTGGTCCGCCATGTGCCTTTCGAGCTGCGGGAAATTTGCCAGCAGAAAACGCATCGCCTCAGCAGCACTGCCAACAGCTGCCCTAAACGTCCGGCGACCTAAAAATTTCGCCAGCTGCCCATAAACTCGGATCTCGCGGAGCATGGGTCTCAGCTACCTCCTCCCATCGTAATGAAGTCCGGGTGCCGAAGCACACGCCCGGTGCATTTCTGCAGCCAGCCGCCGTATAAATCCCTGCTGCTCAGCCTGCCACGAATATGGTGCAGCACCAGCTGGTCACCGATATAGACGCCAATGTGATTCAATCCCTTGCCTTGGATGTTCATGAGAAATATGTCGCCAACCTCAATTGACTCATCCTCGGTCAACTTCCTAAATCCTGTTTCCTTCCAACAGTCTTCAAACATCGGCTCAGCTTCAAATTCCTCCGGCGTCAATGGACGCTGCCAGTCGCGCAGCTCTAAACCCTGCTCACTAAACCAGTCGCGGACCAAGGTCCAACAATCCGTGACGCCCCATGCCCATTCGCGCCCGATCAACGGTGCCTTGTAACCCTCTGGCTTGCACTCATCCCAGCCGCCAGTTTTCGGGTTGACGATGTGCCAGGGCAAGCCGCTGAGTTCACAGGACACGCGATCCGCTTGGCTTGGTGTTGGCGGTGTGGACGGATGGCTATGGACAACAGCAATAACCTCGCCTGCATCCTCTGCGGCTGCAAAATCAGTCGGGTCGAGGATGAATTGGTTGTTGTCTGACGCCAGGTTTTTGCACACCCAGTAACGCTTGCGCCCTTTGACCACCACAAGCAAACCGCACGCTTCGCGTGGATCCTCAGCTTGTGCGTGAGCCAATGCCTCGTCGTGCCACTTCATGTGTAGAACGTGCCAACACCTGGGAATGACCCAAACGGTAAGGCGCTATTGCCAAAACGTTTCTTGCAGCTGCTCAACCGCTTGCCGCAAACGTCATCTGCAGAATCCGTTACAGGACTGTCGTTAGCGTCGAAATAGTTGGTGCCGGTATAGCTGCACTCGCTAGAGCGGTAGATCCATTGGCAGACATTGGCGATGCACTGACGTTTGGGTGCTCGAACGCCAGCCAAGTCAAAAGCTGCCGCCAGCTCGAACTCAACAATGTCTCGGGTTTCATTGACCTTGCGATCAACGTAATAGACCTCACGCGGAAACTCAGCCGTAGGGTCTGGCGTGCCGTAAGGATTGCTGCCATCAAAGTTGGCATCGTCCAGATAACGCGCCATCGTGCGGATCCGGGTCAGCTTTGCCCCAGCCAGGTCATTGCCGGCAGTGGTGCTGTTGACCGTCAGAAGAATTGCCGTGATCGTGCCAAAGATGTTCGATACCCGGATGGTGGGACGTGGTAGCTGTCCCTGTCCGTTGTACTCAAATCCAGCCACCTCAATCGGATAGCGCTGGTAGCTATTGCTGTTCCAAACCACCTCGCCGTTGGCGTCCATATTGCTTCCGGCGTGGAAGCGATAGACCGTGCTCGCACCATGCAACGCCGTAACCAGCTCAAGCTCAAACAGCTCGATAATGCTGCTTGGGTTGATCTTCTGAAGTTCAGAAACCGGAATCGCCATTACGGTTCAAATACCTGACGGAAGGTTGCGGTGATCGTGGCGCGGTTTAAGTAAGGAATTGATTTGCTCCACTGAGAGCAAACCCACTTGTAAGAGGTCGCTTCGTCTAGAGGGGTCCAGTCAAAGCTGGCAGAATCTGCTGCCCGTGCATCAAGGAAGGTTTCGATGGTGTCGGCGTCAGTTTCGGAGACGTTCCAGGTCAGATCCCACTGCTTAGGGTTGGCGTGAGTAGGGAGTCCGAAGACGGTGCGCTGTTCGTAGCCGTCGCCAAATTTGACGGTGCGAGTGGCAGGCTGACTGGTCTTTTGAGCGCCGTAGGTTGGCGTGATAGCGGGAAAGGTAGCCATTAGGCGAGCAAGCCTCCGGGACGACGTTGCCTGACGAGTTCAGCGCGTACAGCGGCGCCAAGTGCTTCACCCAGCTTATTCGCGTTCGGCTGGTCACCCTGAACTTGTGTGCCGGTGGCGTCTACGTTCACCACGATGTTGCTGCCGCCCATTGCGCTATTCGGAACGATGTTGCCTTGGGCACCTGGGACGAACAGCTCGGGGCCGCGCTCGCCGACGAGGTAAGAGGATCCGGCGGATACGGAACCTCCGTTTGCTCGTGCGCCTGCAAGCTGGGGCATTGCAAACGCCGCTGGATTGAATTTTACATCTGCTGCTGCACCTCCAGGTGTTGGTGAAAAGATATTGCTTATAGCATTTATAGCCTGATTAATAACGTAAATTTGCAACAACTGCCGTGCAATATCTGTTAAAACACCAGATGCAATTCTTCTCAGACTATCACCAAATGCTTCTGTTCCTAAAATTAGATCGTCAAAGGCACCTGCCATACCCTGCCCGATGGCGTTAGCTAAGCCATCCGCCATTTGTTTTTGTTGCTCTTGTTCTTTTGTGAAGCGTTGTGAATACTCAAGTACACTGCTGTAACCGGATGCAAGTCCTTGGATGCGGTTAAGTGTGTCAGGTAAAATATCGGCTGACTGCCTTTGTAGATTTACGATTTCATATTCGTAATCACGCACCAGTGCGTACAACTCGGCATTTCTAGCAATAATTAAACTGTCTTGTTCACGAAGGTCTTTAATGCCTACTAAGGCTTTCTCCGTATCGCCGATAATCTTTGCACGGGCTTCCTCGTACTTTAATCTCAGCACGAGCTGACTATCCCCGGCAATTTCCGCTTGGCGGATTTTGGCTTTTATTTCGGCAGTACGCATAGTGAGTGCTGCTTCTTCTTTCAATTTATTTATACGTTTTTCGAGTGCAGCCAAAACCTTTGCTGTTGCGGAAGTTCCTCCCGAAGGTGTTAGCTGGCTAGGTGCATTTATGCTTTCAATACCTCGTGGTCTTTGTGGTGCCCCTAGCGTTGCTCGTCTTGCCGCTATGTCCTTTTTGACACGTGTAAGCTCTAACTGTGCTGTTTGCACGGAATACTCGCCTAACTTTCCTGTGTATTTACCGAGTTCTACTTGTGCATTAGCGGCTACCTGTTCAATTTTACTTAGATCTTCAGCAGTCTGAGCAAGTTTAGGGTTTAATGTGCTTAGTCCTTTTGTTATACCATCGATGTTAGTTTTGCTAGCAAACCCTGTACCCCTAAAGGCTGCAGATGCAGATACTGCTGTGGCCGCTTCTCCTACTGTTTTATCTGTAATAAGTTGAATTGCCTTAGTGGCTCGTGTGATAATTTGAGCTAACTTACTTAAAACGGTATCTAAAGCTGGGACAAGCGTGCTAAGTAATGCACCAGCGGCCCCGGATATTGCGGAGCTTATCTCCTTGACCGCTTTAGTAAACCTGTCAAAACCAGTAGCACCTTTATCCGCAGTGTTTTCTGCTCGGCGCCCCATATCTACAAGGGC